TCCTAACTGTATCCCCCCGGCTACTCCAGCCGGTACGGTTACAGCTTCTTCCGGAATCAACGCTTGCGGCCCCATTTGTCCCGCGGCCAAAGCCACCAACCCACCTAATACGCCGCCGCCGGCAGCCAAATAACCGCCTTTTTCGGCCATCAAAAGCATATTAGGCAATTGTTCGCTAGCATAGTAAAAAGGAGCAAAACCTTTAGGACGGTTAACTCCCTGCATAGCCTTTTCAAGTTCTTTTAATCGTTGTTCACCCTCTAAAGATCTTTGCCCGGTTCTAAGAGTTCCCATTAACTGCTGCCAACCCAACCGGGAATATTCGACGTTCATTTCTCCGGATTGGAAGCCAGTTTTAGCGCTGTTGATTAACTTTTCAAAAAAGCCTAGTTCATCGACAACATCCTTCGCCGCCGCCATGTTCGCCGGATTCGATAAATAAGAAGCGGTGATCGGGTTCTCCTGTTCAAATTGCGCCCAATATTGCATAGTGGGAGAATTAGCCGATTTTTCGATCTCCGGCAGGTTCTTTTCGACAAAGACTTCCGGCTCATCGAGTTTTCGGGCAAAGCTGATCACCTTTGCAGTTTTAACCGGGTCCGCATCCATAACACCGTTATAAACATCGACAAGACCGGGTTTTTGGTCGCTTAAAAATGGCAGACTTGTACTTGGTGAAAATACCGGCCCTTTCCCCTGTTCCTCTTTTTTGTCGGTTAAAAAATCTAGCGCCATTTGGTTTCACCTCAAAACGGGATGTCGTTCCCGTAATATTTGATTACATCGTTTACATTAGTTGGGGTTACAAATTCGCCCTGTTTAATCAAAAGCCGAATCGCCTTCATTTGCGGCGAATCCGGCTTTAACGCTTCTTCTCCGCCGATGTGTTTGATAAAGTTATCTATATCAATCTCATTGAAACTCCTTTTTCCTTGAACGTAGGCAAGGCTTGCCCCGATGCTGTAAACCACATCCCGGCCACCAAGAGAAGCATAATACTTTCCCCATTTAAGATTATCCGCGTCCTGTTGTTTAAATTCCTGTTTCCAGTTTTCTTTAGCGCCAAGACCAAAAAACCAACCGCCGGTTTTGGTTACTCCTTGGTCAATAATTGCGGTCGCTTCTTCGATTCCCTTGCCCTTTGTTTTTTGGAGCATTAAATGCTTAAAGGTGTTTTTATCTTCTTCCCGTTTTCCGTAAAGTTCATTGGCTTTTAAATTAATGTATGCTGCTATTTGTTGATCTTCTTCTTTTATTCCGGTGAGTTTATCATTAAACCAATCTTTTCTAAGGCTTTCCCAATCACTTTGAGAAAGTAACCCGTTGTTAAACGCTTCATCAATATGCTGCCTATTGACCGCCCCGGTTCTTATTCCTTCCCAAAGCTGAATATAGGAAGAAGGTTGAGATTGATTTGACCCACCGGGTCCTCCGCTCACTCCGTAAAGCCGCCTGATATATTCTTCTTTGGCATAGGTATCAGTAGTGTCATATCCATACTTTTTAGCATACTTCAAAGCCGCAGTATAGCCGCCGCCGCCATTCTTAAACGCGATAACCTCATTAGTGAAAGATCGGTCTTTCGCCTCCTGCCGTTGAAGCCTCATCCGCTCATCTTCGCCGAACTTACCCTTTATATAATTCCACGCTTTTTCCCCTTTTTCGCTGGTGTATTTCTTTTTAACCTGTTCCTCTATCTTGGCGAAATCCGGCGAACCATCGGCTAAAGGCTTAATTTCCGTTTGAAGCTCCGAATAAACCCCGTTTAATTCGTCAATAAAGGCCTCCTCTTGAATGGCGGTTTGAATCTTTTCTTTGACATCGCCCGGAAGTTCCTTTTTGACTTTATCAAATACTTCTTGGGCCTTTCTGTGATCCCCATTTTGGAGTAAAACATCAACCGCCTTCATGGTCGCGGCCCCAGCATATATCTGTTGTTGGTATTTAATGCTTTCCGGCGTTTCGCCTTCAAAGCTCCCCGACACATGAACCTTCGCTTTTCCGTTTGCGATAATATCAATAATGGCATCGGGATTAGCTGCGGCATCGGATATTAACTGATTGAGGTTGTCGTTAACCGTCTGTTTTCTACTCTCCCTGCCCTGCGCCGCTTCATGCCTTACAACCATATTTAAAGTTGAATCATACGCATTTTTATATAACTGATTAAATTGATTGGTTTGATTCTCGCTCTTGCCGAACATTCCGGAATACTTCTGCCGGATCTGTTCAACCTTTTCCTCGAAGTCTTTAGTCGCTCCATCGGCATTAGCTAAAGTCCTTTGCAGGATTCCGACCGGACGCCCGTTTTCATCCATTTCCTGGCTATGTAATAAATCGTTAATCTCTTTTCTCATTTGGGTTTCAGCTTCCAAAACCTGCTGAGTATCTTTTTCCTGTTGAATCTCAATGGCCCGTTTTTGCATGAGTTGACCAATACCGGAAGTCATCTGCGCCGCTTGTTGCCCCGCTTGGGCGACACCTACCCCAAAGGCTTCAGGATTCGGTCTAACTGCTCTATGCGTTACTTGGCGTTCATAGGTTGGTACTTGCATAATATCACCTCGTTTAGGCGTTAACCTCTTACATTGTCTTGTAAGTCTTTTTCCCTTGGCTTGTTTTCTTCCATTGGTCCCAGCTATCCTTCACCTGCGTAGCGGTTCCAACCAACGAAGTAAGCCCCTGGGTCCTCCCTGCTCGTTTCGCGTTCTTCCCGGCTTGTCTGGATTGCAACGCCTCTAATTGAGCATTATATTTAATCGTCAGTTCATCCAGGGAAATATCCCGCGCCGTGGTGTAAGTAATATCATCGGCAGTAACCGAATCCAAACTCATCCCGCTTGCCGCCATCGCCGCGCGCTGAGAAGCCATAAGTTTATTACCTCTGCGCCTAACTGCTTCCGCTTCGGATTCGCCCTGTTTTAATATCTGATCAGCTTGGAAGTTATACATATCTTGTTCCATAAGTCCCTGCTGATATTGTGAATAGGCATTGAAAAAACCGCCAAGGGATTCTAATCCCATTCCCCAATTCATGCCGGAGGCGGCAGTTCCAGCGCCGGACATAGCATTCATAAACCCACCCATTTTCAACGCCTCCTAATCGTGAAATGATGAAATTCAACCCCGTTTAAAGTTTGCGCCAAATCAAATTCAGCACCTAATATTTCAAGCCATTTAACAGCCTGGGTGTATCTGCCGTCAACCCAATTTTCTAGAATCGGGTATCGTTCCAAAAATAGCTTGACATACATTTTACTTAACTTTACAAAGGTAAATTTTATTTGCTCGACTTCCGGCGCGGTCAACAACCAAATAACCGCCCTTTCACCTAAAAGAGCTTTTGGAGCAATTCCAAACATACCAATAACTTTATCGTTAAAAAGGAGGGAAAGCCGGATAGTAGAAGCTTTATAAGATTGATTTAACGCCTCAAAAGGAGTTGAGCCGCTCGCTAAAACCTCTAATCTATCCGGTTCCCGAAGTGAGGAGGAAAGAGATGTTATATCATCGGGAGTTGATTCCCGAATCGAGATTGCGTTATTAGCCACCTACTGTTACCTCCGGAATTATCGCTAAAATCGTAACCGGTAACGGATCAACCTGCCGGTAACAAACACGACCGCCTTTACTGTAACCGCTATCTAGATATTGCTCATAATCCCCCGAATAAAGGTCAATCGGCGTCCCGCTCGGTTGGGTTGACCTTTGGATTAACTCGGTCGTGTTTTCAAAATTCGGTCCGATATAGCCGCCCCGGGTATTTTCAAAAATAAATGTTACCTTTGAAATCTTAATGTTTTTTGATTGGATAGTTCCTTGATCGGTATTAAAATCAACATTTAGGGTTTCGAAGTCACAAACATAAGGTAAGCCGATTATAACCTTTTCGGCGGCATTGGTTAAAGCAATCGCCCCATTTTCGACTGTTAAACCCTTTATAACAAACCCATCCGCCAAAACAGCTACTTCTTTCCCTTCCAAGTGGTCAAGCCCGGAAATGGTTGTTGCCGCTTCGCCCTCATACTTTAACCAGCTATCCATAAAAGTGCAGTCCGCCGGATCGGTCGAAGGAAGACGCTGAGGTAATCGTTCAATATATCGCTTGTCGCCGCGTTTAACGATAAACCAAACTTCATTATAGCCATCGCCGGGAATAGTACAAACCGATTCAAATTCCCCATCGGTTTCCTGCGGAGTACAACCTAGGATCTGTTGTTCTCGTAAGTAAGTCATGGCCACGGCTTTTCCATCGCTTCGAATAATCCAAATAATAGAATCAGGCTCCTGCTGGTATGCCATGTCAACCACGGTACAACCCCGGAATAAATGGCTTGCAAATAGGGTTAAATCGTCACCGGTAAAACCATCGTTTTCAAACGAATACCCGATGTCTTGTAGGATGGTTCCCATTGGCTGAACGTAAACAGCCCGGTTTTTAACCAATACCGGGCCAACCGTTGAACTTCCAGAATGTCCTTCGCATACCTGTTTTATAGAAGTTGGTTTAATAATCCCATCACCCGAACCCGGCCCAATGTGCCATTCCGAACCTTCGGTCAAGGCCAACATATCACCCAAATCAACGATATTTCGGATAGCGTTAACCTTCCTGGAAGTCAAATAGCCGCTTATCCCATCGGTGTCCTCTAAATCGGTATGCCTGATAAAGCTAGTATAATTCCCGGTTTCACTCATCCACCACCCATGCGGATCTGTTTTGGTAGAAGCAAAAACTAACCTGTCTTGACAAAACATCACGCAGGACGGCCAGCCGCGATAAGTAGACCAAGCCCCTTCTGCCCATTCGTCAGTAGCGGCGATTTCCGAAACTTCATCCCCGTAAACAGTACCGGTAGCGCTGGTTGAACTGGATACGGCAGTTATTTTAATGTTCCCATTTCTAACCTTCCACCACGATCCGACATGCCCGGAGTTAAACAACGCAGCAGAGGCGGTCAATGTAACATCCCCGCTCGTCGCGCTTAAGGTAATAGTTGTTGTCCCTGCGTTATATCGCATATACGGACCGTATTTAAAATCAAAGTCCGCCAAGGTCCAATTAGTATGACCGGTCCTTGTTAAAGTTTTCGGAGGATAATTAGGATGAACTAAATATAAAACATCCGCCGATTGAGTATATTTTAATAACGGTAAATCAGCTTCGGAATATGGGGTTTGAATTTCGTACGGGTTTCCGCCCGACACTATCTGCCCGCCGTTCATATAAAACCGGCAATATTTATTACCGAATTCGATAACATAGGCTTGCTCGATGGAAAATTCAAAGGGTGTTAAACGCGCTTTTTTAGTGCTGTCTTTAATCTCATTTATAAACTCCAGACCTGGCCTATTAGACGCGCCGCCGTGGGGATGAACAATAAAATTTTTTAAAGTTTTGCAACCAGTCGCATATTTTTGTAAATCGGTACGGTAATATAAGGACGGGGCGAACTCACCGCCTGTAAAGCTAGGCTGCATTGCGTGTATGGCCATGATTACCCCTCCTTATCCTCTGGAATCAAAGAGGCTTGATTTTCTTTTAGGTTTTTCATAGACTTCGGAAGCATTATTGACCGCCGCCTTGTCTATTACTTGGTAATAGGTTTTCATAAGGTTAATCGCCAATTCTGCGTTACCGGTCAAGGGTTTGGCTAAATTGGCCGCTAGTTTCCAGGAGAAAGCATCGACAAACGAAGCATCAAAAAGGGTTGTATCTACTACCTTTGCCGTATATTCCATAAAGGCATCATCGAGGTTGCAAAGGATTAAGAGTTTGCTGTTAATATTGGAGCTAATGATCCTATACGGTTGTTTATCAACGCTGTTATAAGTCGCTTCGTTAAATATCTTTCTATCAAATAAACAGCTTTTTGGGTAACTATAAACATATTCCCAGCCGAAATATTCTTCGTTGTTCAGCCGCGCCAATGATTCAATCTTGGTTGCAAAATTCCAGGGATAATCTCTTAAAATAGAATCCCTGGTAGGTTCAAATTCAATCTTACAGGCTTTCGCGGTTGTGCTTTCCTCATCGATAGAGGTAATTTTAGTACAGCCAAGCCTGGATAATGCCATATTACAAATGTCAATTACTGAAGCCATCTCGATCCCTCCCTAAAGGGAAAGGGGCGACTATTCGCCGCCCCCAGTTAGTAATTCGATTAACATTGCTTTATTAGCGGTCGGAGGATATTGAATCCCCTTGCCGTCCAATAAGGCTTTTAGTTCTTTGTTGGTTTTTAAAAGCAAATCATTTTGATCGCCAACTTCTTTCAAGCTGACTGGTTTTTCATCGGTAACCAGGACGGGGATTTTACCCCCGCCAACCGGTTCAAAATGTTTCATTTCGGGCATTTTAAATTCTTCTTCGGTTACGTTTCGAGCTATCTCTCCGGTTTCCCAAAATTTCTTTCGGAATCCATAAGACCTATATTTCGCTCTAATATCCATTATTAGCCTCCTTAAAACCCAATCGGAACATCGGGAGTTAGGAAAGCGTCAATGGTTCCACTGATAAAATTGTGAGTTCCTACAGTGTAGTATAATCTTAAATAACGTTGCAATCCCGGAGGAACCCTGGTTTTCCAAACGATAGTGTTGCCAGTGCAGGAAGCCTCAGCGATAGCCCCGGACGAAACATGGGTTTTTAAGGTTGATTCTGTTGAGAAATCAGAAGCCGAATCGGATTGTAAGCTAATGGTTAATGTTGCATCGTCTTCGGTTGAATTCAACGCAGTCCCAACTCTAACGACTAACCAAAGCTCATTTCCATATGCACTACCAGCCGCCAAGGTGTCAACGGTATCTTCGGAAGCGGCGGTCGCGGTTAAAGCCTGGGCGGTTGAAAATTCTAACAGTTTATCAATAATCATTATAATTCACCTCTCAATTTTTATTGGGCATCTGCCACGGTATAAACTACTTGAAGCATAAAGCCGGGAGGATTGGCGGTTGTGCCATTAGTAACGGATAAATACAACTTCTCTCCAGCAGCCAATGCTTTATAAGTGGCATCCAACGTTCCCAAGCTGGTTGCCGCCGCCGCCGCCGGAAACGTCGGGGAAGCATCATAAGTTGCTTCGACAATGGTATTAGTGCCATCCGAAAGTTTAACTACACACTTATTAGAGTCATCAATCCCGGCCGCGTTACCTTGTGGGATGATATTTGCGCTTACTAAAGTTACATCAATTCCGGTAGGGGCCTCAAAGATAACCCGATCTACAATGTCTGCATTAGCCGCCAAGTCCTCAACTTGATAGCTGAGAATATGGGTTTTTCCAGTTGTAGCTATTTTGGCCAATGTCACATTGACATCTTTTATCTTTAAGGTTTCAACGGCATTGGTTGCGAGTTTGGCGGCAGTCACGTTTGCGTCTTTAATCTTAGCTGTTTCTACTGCGTTCGCCGCTATTTTGGCGGCTATTATCGCATTATCTGCAACGGTTCCAACTTCAACGGCGGTCGAATCGGTCCCGTCATGTTTGTGGCTTCCCATCCATTGCTGTAAAGCGATCTTCATGGCGGACAAGCTTAAATTTAGTATGTTTTTATTAGTTGCCATTTTCACCCGCCCCCTTAAGATACAGCCGATTCATTATTTAAAATCTGATCAACCCTGCGAATCGGAATACCGCCGAAGGTTAATTCTTTCCGAACGATTCCACCGGCTCCCATTACATCTTCCAGGTTGAGTTCGGCGCAGTTTTTCAACTGTTTCCGCAAACAGGATTTAGCGTAACGATTGCCGTAAAATACCGCTTTGCCCATGCCGAAGTTAGGAATCCGCTCGATAGCGTCAATCATGCGATTAATCAGGTTTGGAGAGCTATCGGAGGTTTCTCCGGCGGTATCCATGTTTGATTTATCGAGGTTGGCGATGCGAACGATATACCGCCAATCTTTTACTACCAAACCATTCTTCCACTGGTAATGAGCGCGTAGCACTTGGTACATTGAACCATCGGAAAGAGTTTTGGTTTGTTCGCCTAGATCCTTATGTTGTAACCCGGCCTTAGAGTTTTTGGGGTAAATTCCAAAAGCGGTGTCGGGACCCCAAACGACAAGCCATAAGCTGGTATTGTCGGAGTCTGAACCTCCACCGTTAATAACATTAAATCCGATGTTGGTTTCATCAGTTGAAAGCGCGTTATATCTTGGAGCTAATCCCAAAAATCTTTCTGGGTTGGCGTCGGTGTCGCCGTAAATCAGAGTCTCAGCCATCTGTTGATTCATACCTTCGATGAATGCCCGGTCCTCGCTAGCGCGAAACGCTCCGGCGTTTCCGTTTAGTTCTGCTAAATCTTTATCAATTTCCGCATAGTTTTCCAGCATACCGCAAGTGTCGGTTACTTGGGTGGTGGTTGATTTCCCCGGTAATACTCCACCATATAATTTTCTCCAGGTTCCGGAAGGTAGCCCGGTTCTGATGGTTGACTTATGCCCGGTTTCCAAGTTTCCCTCATAAAAAGGCATATCCAAAAGGATTTCGTTGGTCTGAGTCATCATTTCGGCTATTTTATCAACTTTGCCGTTAGGATCTTTTCGTTTTGCAATATCCAATAGGGTTGGGTACATATCATTCAATTCAGCCATTTATAATCATTCCTTTCGATTTTTGATAATAAAAAAATCCCTGTTTAGGGATTATTGGGATATAAAACTTCTGCAATTGATTTTTTCGGTTGAGCTGGTGGAGCTTCAACCAGTTTATCCTCTGCTAGTTGTTTTCCGATTTTACTTAAAAACCTCACCCATTCTGTTTTGTTGCCTAGTCCGGACCATTCTAGATCCTCTTTTAAAGCCTGTGCTTCCTCCGGAGTAGCGAATTGGTTAAACACTCTTGCAACGTTGGAAAGTTCCTCTTGGAGTTTGGTCCCGAACTCCTTAGTAGTGTCTTCTTTCCAGCCGTCTACTGTTTGTTGCCATGCTTCGTTTTGTTTTTGAACCATATCTTTGATGTATTCCCCTTCGGCATTCACTAGCTGTTGAGCCTGTTCGTTCGTCAAGTTAAGCTCCTTAAATAAGCCCGATACTTTTTCCAGTCCGGCCTCATTGAGAGTCAATCCTTCAGGAACGGTTAGCTCGTATTTTTCAGGAGCGCCTTCGGGTTTTTCGTCTTTCTTTTCCTCGGTCTTTTCTTCCTTGGACTCTTCAACTTTGGTCTCCTCGGTTTTGGTTTCCGTGGATTGCTCGGTTGTTGACTCCTCGGTTGACTGAGTTTCTTTGGTTTCCTCTGTAGCCGTTTCGGTGTTAACCTGTTGGCTAAGTAAAGTTTCGGACATGATTAAACCTCCTTATTTTCTTCCTTTTGTAAGCTCTTATATTCCCGTTGCATTTGGGTAAATGCTTCAGGCTTGACTTCCATTAGTTCCGCAAGTAGTTGCAAGCCTATCTCGCGTTTACCTTCGTTAAAGTAAGTAGTGCTTGTTCCAGTGAACGAAGTACGAAACACACCGGCTTTTGTTAACAGTTCCCAATAAAAGCGTCGACCTTCGGGAATTGATAAAATCTTCCGAAGGTCATTTTTCCTGCGCTCTATTCGTTTTTTATCTCGTTCTTGCTGCTTTTTAATTACTTCCTCGGAAAGTGGTTTCACAATCAGCCACCACCCCCTAACAAAGCGGTTAAGGCGTTATCGTTACCTAAATCGGTTTCGGAAAGTACCTTGGCGCTTTGCGCTGCCGCTCCCATGGTTTCCATCTGGGCCATTGCTGCCTGCTGTTGTTGTCGCCGTTGACGAATCTTTGCGACATCATCATCGCTCCGAACAACCTTCGGCGGTGTCCCGTTCATGTTTGCAATCTGATCTACCGATTCGTCGGCGTCGAACTTGTCCACAATTTCCGGGAATATCGGCGCTAATGAAGCAACATAGGTAGCCGTCTGTTGAATAGTTGTGATTCCAGCCGCCTTTTGAGCCTGGGCAAGAATTGAAATGAATTCAACTTTCATCTCCATACCTTGGATTTCATCTGGCGGTTCTGGTAGCAACCCAGCACGATTAGCAATATTAAATGTTCTTTCAATTGCTGGATTCAACGCTTCGGTAAACAGCCTTTCAAGCACTGGTCCAAGGATCTGCATTTTTTCTTGTTTCAGCTCTATAATCTCCGTCGCTGTTTTCCTTGGGTCATCGGCGGTCGATTGAAGCATCAAGAATAAGTCTGTAAAAAATGCTTCCTTGATTCTCCCTTCCAGTTCTTGAACTCTCATTTGTGCCACTTCGAGTTGTGGATTGATTTGATATAACGGTTTGATGGTTTGGTTTTCGGTATCGCCGTACACCGTGACCCCACCCGGCAAGTGATTAACTGTGTTGCTGGTAAGTGTAGGCGGTTTCTGCACCGGCGGATTAACGACCTTGTCCCAAGCTTCCATGTATTGTCGTTCCGCTTCCTGTAGTTCTTTGGAATCGCCAAGCGCCAATCTTCCCGGCCCGTTTTTTCCGTAAATATCGTTTGCAATGACGTTCCACCGGGGAGCGATAACCGGGAATTCTTCATAACCGCCTATTCTTAAATAGGTATCTGCCGTGCTACCGGATTGCCAATATACCGAACGATAAGGCATATTCAGAAATCCTTTTCTGCCCGGTATTCGGTCATCGTTTTCCTCGATTAGGTGATTTACTTTAAATGAGGTCTCAAAATCGTTTCTTTTGTACGCCTGTTTAACATCGTTGCTAACGTTTTCCTCACCAAACTTTCTAACCATTTGCAAGGCGTTCATACTCAACATTCTGGCGATTGAATTAACCCTGCCATCCGGTCCGGTTCCAAGGAAATATTCTCCGGCAGTAAAACATCTGCCACGAATAACGGTTTTCATATCTTCTTCGATAATTGCAGCCGCCGTATTAAAAACGCCTAATTCCTCGTAAACCGAATAAATCATGTCATAAAAGTTTGACTTGGCAAATATCGCAAACAGAATCTGCTGTACCCGGTCCAGATACATTCTGACAGCTTCAAATTCCGAAAGATCCGGATCTGATACTCCCAACTTAAACCAAGGCAAGGCGGGAGAGGTTAAACCTCCGCGCATTCCTGCCGCTAAGGTTTGGGCTGCTTTTGTTGGAGTTGAATCCAAAAGTATCTTATAGTCAATCCCTTTTGGATTGTTTGGGGTTTGTCCATCAAAAAAACCCCTTTCGGGGTCTATGTATTGCGATAGCTCTAAAAATGTTGGTTTCCATTTGTCGAACTCGGCTTTCAACGAATCAAAGGTTCGTTCAAATGGTTTGCGGTCCATGCCTTGCATCGGTCTCACCTACTGTCCTAAAAGTGTCTTTTTGGTCGTTGTTGCCGGAACATCAACCCCGAAAGGGGAAGTACGAATGGTCGACATCATTCCTTGACGCATTAGGTTCTCTCGTCGTTTCTTTTCTGCCGCCGCTGTTGCTTCTTGCTCCGCCTTGGCCGCTGCCGCTTCTTGATCTCTGATTGCTCTTTCTTGATCTTTTCTGGTCTCGTGCGCTTCGTAAGCACTAGACGCTGCCGCCGCCGCCATAATATAAGGGATTGCTGGCATTACCCCACCTTCTTTCAAATTCTTCTTTTAAAATCGAAAAGATAACAACATCTTCATAAACATCTACCCGTTTAACTGATTGTCTTTCAATACCCTCACGAATAAAACCAAATCTTTCTCGCTGATCCATTCCGTCTTTTCGCAAATTACTTTGTAATGGACGAGCATAAACACGGTTTAGCCCTAATTCATAGAAAGCAATCTTTAAAATTTCAATCGTTGCTCTAAAAGCAACTCTAATGGGTTTTTTCCCAGGCAACGCCATTCCGTACTCTGCTTTAGAGTTTTCATAATCAATATTTTGTAGATTAATCCAACCAATTAATTCATTATTTGACCAAATCCCATATGATAAAATATCTAAAGCAGGATTAATTTTTTCGGTAATTAAATAATATTGAATTGCTGGATCTTGAAGCCATTTATTAATTAGGGGTTTATCAGCTTCGGTTAACGGAGATAGCTTCATATATGCCTCCAATTAGCGTTTAAACGGAGTATATTTTTGACCGTTGTTACAAAATTCTAGACCACCCGGTCCCGCGTTCCTGTTCTTTTTTTGAATATTAAAAGCGAATGTCTGAGCTAAACAATCGCCTTTGTTCGGGGAGGGAATCCCCCGCGCTTTCATATCTTTTTTGGCTTCGAGTTGAATTTTGCCATCCATCCTCGGAACGGTTTCGGGACCAATTAGATCATCATAAAGCTGTTGCATCTCCGGAATAGCTCCCCCGGATTTAAGCCACTCCTTCATCTTCCCCCACATGTAAGCCCTCATGTTGAGATAACCAGGATCGGGAGATTTGCCGGAATACCAAATGATAAGCCAGTTTCTTCCCATTGCCCGACCGGCGCTAACTATTCCAGTACCATAACCGCCGTCAATCACAACCGCATCGGCCTGTTCTTCGTCCTCGTAGCGGGATATAATGTTTGCAATCTCAATATCATTGTCGTTTTTGGGTATGGTTCGAAGGATTTTAAAAGCCAATCCTTGCCTCATACCTATTTCAAGGTTGTCGTCACCCTCCCAGGCCGGCTCAACCGAAATAATCTTTGGAGCAAAATTGTATTGGTCTACTCTAAGATGTTTCCCATACGCCAGATCAACATCTTCGGATGATATGAACTGTTTCATCGACTGGGAAGGGAACATACCACGGACACGAACTTTAACAAAGTCGGAATCTATTCCGTAAGTATTGATCCACTCTTGAATTAGTTTTTTATTAGACATCTTGGCAGTTCGGCTGTCAACTTCCCAACATTTCCAAAGGTGTCTGAATTTTTTCCAACATTCGCGAAATCGCCCGGTGTTTCGTGTTGGGTTTCCAAAAACACACCAGATTATCTGAGTATTAGAGTCGGTTAATGCTCCTTCTGTGACTTCCCAAATACAATCTTCGACTGTTGACGCTTCATCAAATATTTCTAAAATTCGATTACCTTTATTGTGTAGTCCCGCAAACGCCTCTGGTTTTTCTTTACTCCAAGGGATTGCATCAATTCTCCATGTGCTTTCATATCCGGAAATGTTTGAATAAATAGCAGTAGCCGTCACGGTAGTCCAATGTTCAGTTATACGAAGACGAGACCATTTTTGAACTTCCGGCCATGTCTTTGTTCTTAATTGCGTATCGGTGTTGGCGGTTATAACTCCGCGCGTATTTTCATGGGTATCCATAGCCCAATTAACAAGCCAAGAAACTAAGGCGGATTTCCCAACTCCATGCCCAGAAGCGACTGCTTCACGAATGACATCTGCAAAATTTGTTTTAACTCCTTTTTGAAGTTTCTCTCCAATATCTTTTAATACTTTGGTTTGCCATTCGTCCGGGCCTTTGTGTTCTTTTAATATTCCCTCGCCCCACGGATACACGTATAAAACATAACCGTAAGGATCGAGTTCAAATTTAGCTATATCATTTATTAGTTCTTGTTCTTCTTGGGTTATTTCCTGTTCTGGTTTCTGCATTTCTAACCCTCTCCCGCGCTTTCCTTATTCTTTCGGCTCGGTCGGTGTTATCTGTAACTTCTATTTCTTGTTTGTCACGCCATTTTTTTGATTGTCGATTTTTAAGCCAAAATATGGCTGCTGTTGGGTCGGGTGGATACCGCTTGATAATCTTTTTTGACAACACTTCGCCTTGAAACTGAGTTAAGTATAAATCTTCATGCTCATAACCCAAGGCTCTTTGATAAAGTCTATCGGCGACATTTGAATCAGCGATTTCCTTTCCCTTTTTTATGGACTCTAAAAATTCTGGATATTTCTTCTTCCAGTTGTTAATGGTCGACTCTTGAACATCAAAAAAATCTGCTAGGTCTTTATCGGTTGCACCTAGCAGACAGAGCTTATATGTTTGTTCTGTGTATTCCGGTTTATAACTCGAAGGTCTACCTGCCATCTTCCCCACCTTCTTTAAGTAATGTTCTGCGGTTTATAGTTTTTCAATGCAATAAATAACATTTTTCTTCTCAAAGCATCAGGGTTAAAAGCATAAAATAAAATTTCAATCAACTCTTTAACTTTCATTCTTTGCCTCCAGCTTTCTCTTAATAACAACTTGATTATTTTTATAAATTAATAAATATCTTTTGCCTTGATGATTAATAATTATTTTTTTAATCACTATTAACCATCTCCAATATAGGGTCTATCTCATCCGGGTCTATGCTATGTCAAAGGAGCCTAAGTTCACCTAGAGTGAGTGTAATAG